TCCTGCAATTCTAACTCTTTCTTTCTTGTATAAGTCAAACCCAAGATCAATGGTGACATCAATAGTATCGCCGTCAAGAACACGGTTAATCTCCGTTACTCGGAAGTTGTAGCAGCTCTTCCTGCTCGGTGGTATCATGCGTCCCATTTGGCCAAAATTCATCGTACATGAATATGTAGTAGATCACAACACCTACTAAAACAAGTAAAAGACCAATCATTATATTAATTGACCAAACTACATCAGACATATGCTTCAGCAGCAAGTCTAAATGCTAATCCTAAAGAGACTCCCATTACTGTGAGTCTACTCATCCACCACATAATTTCATGTTTGTATTTTGTTATTCTATTCATGGCTAGTGTCCCATTGGAATACCTGCTGCCATAAGACGAGAGATATTATCAACCTCTTCGTTTTTGCAGTAGTCAACAAAATGAGGATGCTCCTTCAGATAGGATACATCCTCTTTACTGTGTTCTATTGCATCATATGCACTCATGGCATATTCACATATCTCGTAATGATGCTGTTGTGTGTCGTGATAACCGACGGTGTAATGTCTCTGTTTAGTCAGGGGCATGATTGTTTCAATCCCATACTACATCTAATTATAATCCATCAATCTTCTGTAGGGAGATTGAGTATGAATACCCACACAATCGCCAACATCATGATTGTAAACAACCTTATATTTTCTGCATTAACTACTATCACCGTACTGCTTCTAACTCCTTTGGACTTACCAACAATGTTTCTATAGCTACAGGTAAAATTGCATATTCCATTCTCTGAATTGCTTTTGTCAATGTTTCAACAGTATCATCAGGTAATATATGAACCTCACCTTGCTTTATTATCTCTCCACCATCTAATTCCTCATTTACATAATGCACAGTACATCCAGTTACTTCTTCACCTGCTTCCATTGCTTGCTCTACTGCATGTAAACCTTTGTACTTAGGAAGTAATGAAGGATGGACATTAATAATAGGACAAGGAAACTTAGATGGATTCTTAATCACTCTCATATATCCTGCTAATACAATAAGATCAACTCTCCATGCTTCAAAGAGTTTTATCATTTGATCTTCTTCTTTATGGCTAACATAACAATGGGGAATACCCCACTTCTCTGCTCTCTTGGCAGCACCACATTTCTTCTTATTGTGTATCATCAACACAACTTCATGTTTATTACATATAGGATTTGTGATTATGTTCTCGAAGTTGGTTCCGTTGCCAGAACACATAACACCCAGTTTCATAAGAATTCCTCGTCAGTTACTTACAGAACAGTACCCTTGTTCACAAAGATTTCTTAACTTTTCTATGATGTGTTCATACTCATCCCACATATACTCAGATCCAGAAGTCTCTTGAGCTAAGTGACATGCTTTGATTATACGATGTACATCTGTCTCGTTAAGTCTCATATGTATAGTAATATCTGATACTAATTATAGGTATTATTTTAAATTTTACACCAATATGTTATCCTTTCAAATCATTTCATAATTATGACTAAATGGTTTCAACCCTTTACTCTTATTTTGTTTCTCTTGTAAGTCTTGAAGTCTCTGGATATTCTCCTGAGTTTTTTTAATATCGTCTATCTTTTTTTGAACTTCGGTGAGTTCCTTATTGATATCCATAGTAGTTTAAAATTCTTCACTTATGACCGCCCTGCCTAAATCTCACAGCAAGTTGTAGGTCTAAGTGTTGTTATTTATGCACGTTATGCTTCTATGGCACTGTTAGTTACACCATGTCTTTGGTATGCAGCAGGTGTTCTTGTAGTATTATCAGTGTTTCTTGCCTGAAATGTACCAGGTGTTCGTGCGGAATTGTTAGGATTTCTTGCAACATAATCAGCATTCCAGTCCTTATATTGTCTAGTAGCCCATCCCTCGTTACCAGAAAAATGATTAACAGTTGTGCTGCCAGGTTGAGGATCAGATAATGTATTATCGTAATCTCTTCTAGCATAATCCATATTAGCCATTAGCGTTTACCTCCTCCCATTTGTTTTAACATTTTCTGTAGCTCTGCTGTAGAACCTACAAACATAGCATTGTTAGTAACTTTAGACGGACCTTTTACTTCTTCGTCTAAATCCTTCATCTTCTTATGTAGGTCTTGAAGTTTCTCAGTCATGTCTGCGACGTGCTTCATTGCCGCTACAGCAACTTCATATGCTCTTGGATGCCCTGACTCCTGAGCAACCTCTAACGCCCCTCTGACCGCCTCCTGACCTTGATCTATGAGTGAGTATAATTCTCCTCTAGTATATTCATAGTCTTTTTCTCTGTCTTCAGTAACATTTTTTAAATTATCTTTTCTAGTTGTACATCCATTTTCAGGTGTATCAGAAACATCGATATTAAGAATGTTTTCCATATTGTCTTCTAGAGTATTCATAAGAATTCAATCCCCTCATTAAATCCAAAGTCATCACCAGCATCTAATATAGCTGTATCTGCAGCATCTATATTACCATCCTGATTAATATCAGTCTTGGCAACTGGTGTATATGTTCTTGTAATAGCTCTACGATTAACTGCACGATCACCAATAGTTTCATGAATGATTGCTTTCTTAATAACGTCTGAGGTATTGTAAGGACCATATAGATAAGACTTCATTGTAAAGTTTAGTGTGTAAATGATATATCTACGCTCATAAAAACTATCATCCCATTCATCCTCATAACCAACGTTGTTTAAAACAACTGCAACATCACGTTTCTCATTCATATCAGGAATCATGTTCAACGTAATAGAGAACGATGGCTGAAAGTATGGCAATATTTGCTCAGTAATCTGTAATGCATCATCCTGTGACTTAGCAATAACACCAAGTTCAAATGATAAGTTATATGGTACAGGAACATACTGTACTCTTACTTCACCACCATTACCATCAATTATTGTCTTATACTTTTGTATAGGAGAAGTCTTTCTAGTAGCATCGTAATCAATACTAGTCATCTCAAAATAGAGACGTGGTAAAGTTATTGCTACTTTTCTATTTGATGCATTCTCTTCTAATCTAACAATAAATTTTTGTTTAGGACCATATGCTAATGGAACTTTCAATTCTTCTAATACATCACCAGTGCTAGGATCTGTACTCTTCATTGTTATATTATTGAAGAGCGTACCGAACGCCACAATGTTCTTACGAACAATTTGATTGTAAAAATGTGATCCTAACATTAGATACTACCTGTAAAATTACCAAACTCACCAAATGGATTACCTTCAGTCCAATCCACTATATTATCAGCATCATTTTCGATCTCTCTATTTTGATCGTAACTGCTGTTGACGTTATTTAGAGTGTCAAATGTCTCTGGACTCCACTTAGCACCTGAAGTTAGACCAGTGATTACCTCAGCAGTAGTAAATGTTCCTGTTCTATTGATGACTTGAAGAGATCTAGTTGCACTATCCCATGACTTAACTTCTGCTCTATTGTCCTTAGGTGAGTAATCAATAGTAACAGTAGGAGCAGATGTATATCCAGAACCTCCAGCAGTGATAGTTATAGCATTAACAATACCAGTAGCACTAACAGTTGCAGTAGCAGTTGCACCTGCACCACCTCCTCCTGTAATAGTAACTGTTGGTGGTGTAGCAACTTTGTAATGTGCTCCACCATCTGAAATTGTAATACCAGAAACAGCATCTCCTGTTATAGCAGATGTTGCCTTAGCTAAGAACTCATCACCAACAACTTCCTCACCTACAGTAAAGTCTCCAGAACCGCCAGGATCCATGACTAACTTGATTGCGTTATCAAATAGCTGCTCTACTGCATCAATCTCTGCAACACCTGTGTCAAAGTCGTCTTGACCGACCTCGTAGATTTCAGCAGTGATAGCATAGAATTGAATTTTACCAAATTGGTAGAATGGTTCTTCTTTTCCTACAAATTTAATTTCGTAAATATCTTGTGTTAAAGGGAAGTATAATAAGTCTCCCTCATTAGGTCTACTGTCAACAGTAAGAGTAGGACTGTGTTCTGCTACCTCTTCATCCCATCTTCTAGTAGAGACACGGAAGATAATCTCATCCGTAATTCTTAAACCGAACTTAGATATAAATTCAGCATTGTCACCGAAACCCATAACATTCTGCAACAGCATCTCAACTTGGAATTGTTCTTGATACTTAGTGTATCTAACTTCATCCAGAGTGCTGTCTGCTAGGACGATCTTGGGGATATAGTAAATATCTGTACCAAACAGTTTGATTTGCTCATCCACAAGATCCTGAACGAGACCTTGTTCGCCACTGTGACCTGCGTAGTAAGTTGGAAAATAGGGACTTGTAGGCATTTTATCCGATCATATCCATTGGTGGAATTGCATACTTACTGAGAACTTCGCTTTCGATTTTCTCAATTTCTGCTAATGCGTCTGTATATATCTCTCTACCATTAAGTGTTACACCGCCAGGTAGCTGCACATTGTTATACTTAATTAAGTTTTGACCCCATTGTTTCTTTAACAATGAAGTAGCATATAACTTAACAAATCTATCATTATACATTTCAGTTGCATCTGTAGGGTCAATCATACGATGAGCCTCTATCAATAAACTCTGTCCTTCTTGTAGGAAGTCTTTGTCTATATCAAGATACAAACGATCACGACGCATTGTGTATCTAAACTGCTGGAATGAACCATTGTTTAAAACCATATCCAGAGTCTCTAGATATTGCTTGGTCATATAGTAGTTTAAGATATCAAGGGATCCAAAAGCATACAAATCATTTAAGAACATTCTATATTCAATACCAAATAAGTTAGAACGAATAGAGTTACCTACCATTCCAAAAACCCTAGTGATACCAGTTACATGAGCTGGTATAGGTATATAATTTGTAGCTTCATCCCAACTTGTAGTTACTGCTCCTTCAACTTTAGTTGTAGTTGTATTTGCTGCAAGACGAGTTTTATCGTCTGCAGTTATCTCATGTACGAGATAACATCTTTCCATTCCGTTATAACAGTTCTCCTGAAAGAACTGAAACGTATCGTCAATTACATTGTTTACTTGCTCATCATCTACATTAACTTGCAAGACAGGTTCACCTAATTGCCTCTTAGCATATGTAATCAATTCTGCTTTTGAACTTGGAGATGCCATTTCACACAATAATCCCTTCTTTTATATTTAGGGATTATTCTGCTGGTGCCTCTGTAGGAGGTGTTGGAGGTGCTCCTGCAGGTGCTTCTCCTTCTCCCGCAAGTAGTCCAATAGTTTCTAAACCACCTGTGAGTTTGATTTTATATTCCTTTGCTTTAGCTAGATTCTCTTCTAGTTCACGAATCTGCTTCTCTGTAGTAGCAATCTGCTCTTCAAAATTCTTTTTGAGTTGTTCAGGATCCATCGTCATTATTATCAAATATGATAGTGTATACTGTATTTATCAGGTTGGAGAAACCCTATATGAATACTTGTCGTCAATAATTAATGACGGCATGAAATTCATAGAGATGGAAATTCTACCATCTTTTTTGTTTTCAGAATAACCATGAGTGAGGTTTGATGGCCATAGCATCAACTCTCCTTCATTAGGAAACATGATAACATCAGAATTATATTTACCCAATTTATTCATATTTGTCTTCAATGAAATTGATGGTACTGGTGAATGAGTAGAACCACTTGGATGTCTAAAAAATAATGGTGCATGTTCTTCTTCATGACAAACATAATATGTTCCTGAAATATATGCATTAGTATGAAAATGTGGATACTGATTCCCACCAGCATCACATAAATTCAACCAACTATCAGTAATAACCATTTTCTCTGGAACTTCATATCCCAAATCGTCAGCAACAAAAGAAGTGCATTGATCTTCTAACCATTGTCTGAATTTTAACATTTCTTCTCTGTGTAGAAATGATCTACCAGATGTGTTGTCATAGTGATATAGTTTGTCATTCATTCTATTGGTGATCATATCTTCACCTTGCATCATTTCAATAACTTGTTTCTTCAAGTTATCACAATCTGGGTAAGCTTCTCTACCAATAGCTTTAGGAAAAATGTCAGTTAAATTCATTATTTTTTAAGTACAAAAATATTTACGCCATTCCACCAAGAATTAACATCTTCAATTTCACCAGTAAGAATACTTCTTTCGTATAAAACTGTGATATTATTCTCAGAAATAAAATCTTTTGTTGATGCTAATACACCATCAAGATTTGCATCATCAATAACTAAGATAAATTCATTTTCTGTATATGGAAGAATATGATTCAGGCAACTCTTCTGTGAATTTAATTCGTGATCTGCATCATAGAAAATAGTATTTACTTTTTGATCTAGATTCTCTTCTGTAACTTCACGAATATCTCCATTAAGAATTGCAATATTACTATTATCTGTCCACACAGATTTTACATTCTCAATGAATGTTTCTATAGATCCCTCTTGATCATCCCATGGAATATCATCTCTAATTGGTTTGATGTCTACATCACGCCAATGGTCTGCTGCATATGCAGTAATATCATTACCTTGAATTGCTGCACAGAATGTGCTGCCATTATATACCCCAATCTCTAGATACTTAGTATCTTGATAAGAACAAAGATTATTAAGGAAGTGTCTTACCTTATCAGAAGTAAGACCTTGAATGTTATGATTAAATTTTGAATCTCCTTTAATAGCTTTATCAATAGATTCTAGACATCTATCAACAAATGGGTGTAATATTCTATCTTGTTTTTTTAAATGGGCATCAATAACAGTTTCACAATAATTACAATCCCAACAATCAAACTTACAATTCTTTATCTTATCTCTCCATACATCAATAGGTTTCTCTTTCAAACCTAGATCTTCCATATATGGTTCTAATTGGGGATATAATAATTCCTCATCAGCATTCCATCTTTTGATGATGTCCATAGACTCCATCAATCTTAAAGAACTTTCTCTACCATGCATCTTGAATACATCTACACCTAAATCAATAAACTCTTCCCAATCTTCTTTCCATGGAGGAATGTTTGCTGCTTTAAGAGATGAAGAAGAATCAGTTATATCCCAAGTAGAACAAGATACTCTACTAATCTCATCATTAAAATATTGAGGACCATCAGTTCTAGTACAATTAAAATGATAGTGTTCTGGCATGATAGGACATCCACCCCAACAATTTTCATTAGCTAGTAATGATAGTTTTACTGGTTTATTAATTGAAGCACAATATTTTTTTGCTTCGATAACTCTATTAAGAGCATCCCTATCTCTCATCAAATCTCTATCAAGATTCACATAATGAAATCCTGCTTTAGCACAAGCAACAATTTCATTTGCTTTTGTAACTTCTCTAAGAATTGTATTTTTAATAAACAGTTCAGGAAATTCTTTTTGAATTTGACCTGAAGAAACCCATGATGTATGAGGTAACGTTACAATACGAACACCTTTATCATACAAAGATTTAAAATTTTCTATCCACAAATTCAGGTTTTCCTGATCTGGTCTAATCCATATATTATTAAATGTAGCTGACAAGGGAATACCAGTTTCTTGGGAAATAAACAATGCATTTCTTGTAGTTCCTGCAATAGGATCAACCGTAAAAATATCACCCATCGCATCCTGATTAAAAGGAGGAATACGACAGGTAAAATAAAGATCGTAAATTAAATGTTTGTGCTCAATGAGGAATGGTATAAAAGTTTCCTCAGCAAATTTTCTATCAATCTTTGGATTGATCGGAAGACTGAAGACGCTTTTCATTGAGTTCATCACGAATTTTATCTAGGAGAGGGATATTAAGATTGTTTTCTACACCGTGGAATGTAGGAACATTAATTTCAGGAGATTCAGCATAAGCTTGGAAATACTTTTCTGTTTTTCCTTGAATCTTATCCATAGAAATTTTCATCAAACAAGAATACTGAGATGCAACATCAAGAATGCCAACTTGATCTTCTTGTGACATCATAGCAATAGAATCCATATTACCAGTACCAACTCTACCATTTGCAATAATTTCTAGAGCAGCTTGTTTACCAAGTCTTGCAATCCAATACTTTCTCTCTTCTTCAGCATTCCATTCAACTGCTTTTAATAAATCTTCTTTTGTTAAATTTCTTTCTTGAACATAATCTAGAAAAACTTGTAGCTCATATTGTGCTTGACCTTTTCTTCTATTCCACATTTCTTTATCAAGTTCAGCAAACTCAACTTCAGCTTCAGTAAATTCAATTTCAAATGGATCCGCATCAGGATCTTCTTTAAGTTTCTTCAATTTGTCTAATTCTTGACGCAAACGAATATCTCCTTTCTTTTCATCAAGGAGCATTTTTTCGTATTGATGTGATCTATTCTCTACTTCTAGTAAAACTTGTTTTAGCTGTCTATCTGCAGTAACATGTGATTTAATCACATAGTCTAAAATTTGATTCTTAGACATACCAAGAGATACCCTCGTGGCAATATCTTTGATCTCTTTCTCTGTAATTACGCTCATAATAAATCCAAAAAAATAATGATTAGAATTTGATGCCTGGAACTACCTCTTCTCTAATGTATATACCATTTACATCTTGAGTAAATTTATTTTCTTCTCTTGCCTGTTGTTCTGGCATTGGAAGACCTAGATACTTCTCATATAATCTATTTATCTTCCTAATAGTATCGCAATCTGAGAACTCTTTCTTTAGTTCTGCACACTTAATATAAAGTGCTTTTACGTTTCTATCGTAAGCAGTTCTCTTTTCTGTAATCTGTGTTTTTAGAGTCTGTACATTAGAACCTTTAGCAGTTGCTAGCTCTCTAATAATATAATCGTTATTATTATCCACATCATCGTTTTGATATTCCCAAGTCTTTTTCTCTAATGCAGTAACACCGTCATCTAAAGCTGAAAATCTTTGATCAAAAGTTTGTTCGATAATCAACTTTGCTATGAACTTCATAGTTCTTAGAATAGTATTATATCTTTTTTGTGTGACTGGAATTGCTGTTTTAGCTCCTTCAGGTGCCATATCAGCATAAGATAGATTATCAAAATCTGCTTCAGTTTTTAAATCATCAGAAGGAACTTTAATGGTAGAACGAATGTCACCTAAACTCCTGATTCCAAAGAACCCCATTTCTTTATCCATCTCGACTGTTCTTTCACATAGAGACTCAATGCCAGGTACATCAGTAGAATCTAATGTGAAGATATACCAATCAAGAATAGATGTAATTGGTTGATATGTAGCTAATTTGTCTGTGTTTGGTAGCTTACCAATGAAATATCTTTTAGTCATGTTTAAACTCCTGTGTATCCTGAACCTAGTGTACCATATTCAATAGCAGCACCTGATGCTCTTCCAGGTGTTCCCTGTGAATTAAGACTGCCGTTCCATCCAAATGAATGAGTAGAGAAATCCATTTGGCCTCCAGTATTATTCTGACTACCGTTGTACATACCAACCATGAATCCATGAGTCATTCCAGTATGGAATGTTTCCTCACCAGTAGTTCCTGGTTTACCAACTTGATTTAATTCAGAACCAGTAGTATCATCTCTTCTGGACATGTTAGAGTTAGTTTGATAACCACCTCCAGTGTTCCAGTACATGTAACCTAAACGACTAGACCAAGTTTTGTTAGTTCCATCAGTTCCAGGAGCAGAACTCCAACTAGACCATGTTTGAGTTGCCCATACAAATTCATGTCCAGTACCACCTTGCTTATACCAACCTTTAGTCTCACCGTAACCACATGCAGGGTTGTCACCACCAGTAGATGAGCTACCACCAACAGTTGTTACACTGTCATTGGTTAAGTCATATCTATCTGGGTTGTTATTGTTATTTCCACAAACATATGCATACTTAAAGTCTCTCTTCATAACAGAAGTTCTGTTTCTGGAAGTAGACATGTTTTGTCCAGCACCAGCGTTGGACTCAGTAACCATACTAAACGTAGAAACATAGTTACCAGTGTTATTCCAACCGTTTGCTGTACAGAAAACGTATGCTCTCATGTTTGCATTTTGAGCACCTGCAGTATACGCATCAGACTGGTCCATTCTATCACCGACATTAACATTACTAAATGTGGAATGTGTGGTACGGTTGATATTTCTCCATGCAGAAGAACTTTTATATCCTGCTGCTGGATATCCTCTTGTGATAGCAAAACCTTCAGCAAATCCAACAATATTATCCCAATATGCGTTAGTACCATCAGATTTTAAAGCAGCACCAACAGTGCTATTCTCATTCCCTTCTGGATATTGTGGGGGTAATGTTGAAAATGGTGAACCATTTACAAGCAAACTGTTGTTTCCAACATCAATATCTCCACCAAAGGTACATGTACCATCACTATTCAATTGAATGTTGGTAGTTGCTGATCCACTATTTTTAAGTTGATCTACTCTTAATTCTGAAGCCATGGATAATTAGGATCTCCTTCCGTTGTATTTATACGATATTCCAGCTACCACCATCAGCAACTGTAATTACAATATTGTTATTTATAGTTATAGGACCAAAACTACCACAGTTTACTCCGTTTGGAACAGTAATGTTCTCACCAACGACTTGACCGTTAGTTTTGAATATACCGTAAGAATCAATCCACTGCTCTTCACCGTTAGCATAAAGAACACTGGTGTTTGCTTGGTTAGTAAAAGTTTGACCTTCTATATTTGTAGATCCATCAATATGCAAGAAATATGTAGGATCTTGTTTATTAATACCAACTTTGGATAATCTAAAGATGTCATTACCATTAGAAGCTTCTGTCCATCTAGATGTTACGAACTCTTGGTTGTTCTGGAAGAACTGACCATCGATGTTCATATCTCCATTGACATTTAACCTGTATGTTCTTACCTGATTATTAGTTGGGTCAGTTCCTGATATTGATGATGTATAGATACCAACTCGATGGTCACCTCTTACATAAATTGCTGGTGTTCCATCCCATCCTGTACCACCATTAGATGTAGATGGTGTTATCTCAAACGCATTACTATGACCCCATTGGTTACCAATTCTAAAGTTTCTTTCTGATGAAGAACCTAAGAACTGGATACCAGCACCAGAGTTATCATTTGCAGAATCTAATGTAACGAAGTTTCTTAATCTGGTTGCTCCATTAACATCTAACTTAAAGCTAGTGCTTGGACCTGTTGTGTTAATACCCACTGTACCAGATGGATCAATGGTCATTGCCTCAACACCAACAGTGATTGGAACCTCATTACCACTCTTACCAGGATCAACCATGAACGCTAAACGTCCATAAGAAGACCAAAGTGCCATTCTTTCAGTGCCTCTATGGTCATAAAGTAGACCACCTCTTATTTCAGTACCAAAGTTAAATGACATACCGAACTGGGAGTCAGCACCACTAGAACCATCTGCCCAGTTACCATTGAACTGACCAAAATCAATACGATGATCATCATCATAATTGTCAAAGTTGGAAGTTCTCATTCTCAACTTAACGTATGACTGACCAGCATTATTAGTAAATACAGTCTCACTAATACCAATCTTATTCTCAGAAGCATCAACGAACAATGTATTACTATCAACATTAAGATCAGCATTGATAGTTGTGACGTTATTAATTGTTGCTGTTCCACTAACAGTAAGGTTAGAACCTGCACCAGTTAGAACAAGAGCACCAGTCATGGTGTCTCCAGTCTTAAGAACGTTTAGTGAAGCAGCACCAGTTAAATCTGCAGTGATTGTTGTAGCAGAGAAATTACCAGAAGAATCACGTTGTACTGCATTATTAGCAATATTGGCACTGCTAAATTCAATGTTACCTTCGTTCCATACTTTCTGACCATTGACAGTAAATGCATCAGCATTTAAAACTGTTAATGCTAGTGTTCCTGAACCTGCTGTAGCATTACCACCTGCTGCCTCAAACTTAGCAGTAAAGTGATCATCTGGAGTTACAGGTACTAACTGAGAAGATCTGAAGAGTATTGCAGGATTAGATGATTGACCATCAGTTCTTCCAAGTTTTAATTCACCAGATCCAGCATTGTTTTCAATCTTACCAACATCTACTGTGTTACCATCTTCTAGAGTGAAGTCATCAAATGGTTGTCTATTAGATGCACTACCAGCAGTAAGAGCACCAACAAAGTTACCAGAAGTTAATCTACCAATTAGAATTGTATAATCATTAAAGTTATCTAAAGTGTCATCATTTGTTGTGACACTATCAATAGTAAAGCTACCAACTGCCTGTGCGTTAGCGTTATAAAGGTTAATTGGATTACCTGGAGCAAATACACCAGTAGCAGACGTATCAAGTATAACTCCAGAAAAATAGATCCTGTACTTAGGATCACCAAGGAATCCTTTAACAGTTACGTTATCTCTAAAGTTAGTTGCACTAACAAATCTTGGAAGTCTGTTATCAGATAGAGTTCCAGCGTTAATGTTTAAAGCATTCTGATACCAAGTACCTTCTTTGTTATCAAGTTTGTCAGCATCAAGACCAGAATCTAGACCATCGTTTAATGCTGTCCAGACCTTTGCCCATGTACCGAAAGAACCAACACCAGTTCCAGAACCACGCAACCACATGTTGTCGTTATCTGTGAATGCAAGCTGTCTTACACCACCAAATCCAGCATCGAAACCAGTACCACCAGCTCTGAAGGTTACCGTCATATTTCTGGTACCACCATCACTCAGTCCATTAGCACTGTTGAATATTGTGTTAGAAACAATACCAGCACTGAAGTTGTTAGGAGCAGGAGAAGAAGATGGGTTGTTAGTACCTGTAAGAACACGAATCGTGTTACCTGCTGTACCAGAGATTGCAATATTATAAGTTCCAGATAATCTATCAGAAGATAGAGTACCAGCACTTATGTTGCTGGCATTTAGATAGAATGAACCTTGTACACCATCTAGTAAATCAGCATCAAGTCCACTATCTGCACCAGTCTTAAGTTCAACAGAACCATTTCCTGCT